TTAAATAAACTTCTGCGGCTGGATCTGCATTTGCTGCAGGATCTAAGTTAATAGTAATAACTGAGTTATTTAAAGATGTTGCAGTACTTAATACTGGAATGTAAGTATTCGATGCATCAACCACAGTAATATCATCTTGGCTAACAGCAAAGTCTTCACCGGCTGCTGCTGTAATTTCTATTGTATCACTTGAAACAGCCGCTGAGATTTTGTCTCTTACAGGAATTGAAATGTCTGAAAGTGTTTTAATAAACTTACTACCAGTATCAAATATCATTGCAGAGCGTGAAGCATCTTTAACTGCTGGATTTGATGCGATTTCAATAACACCACTTGTACCAACAATGCGTCTTACGTTTTTAAACTCGTTTGAGCCAACCATATCAACACCAAACAAATAACATCTTGCTGGCGTAATGTTTCTAATGTGTGCTCTACCAATAGTGCTTGAACCTGCAGTTTGTAACGTAACAGCTTCGTATTGATCCCCAATAGTACCAGACAATGATGTGATAGGTAAATACCCACCATAATCAATTGTTGTAGCTTGGTTTTCCTGTACTACTGTTTCTGTAACTGGGTCAAGAGTAAAATCAATTTTACCCGATGTTTCAACACGATAACCTTTAACATATGCTATGCCACTATTAACGAGTGCTTTGATATCTGTACCACGACGATCAATATCAATTTTAAATTTGTCTACGATATAGTTACCAGACTCTTCGTAAGTTCTTTTGGCTAGCTCTTCATTAATTGAATTAAATTGAGTTACGTCTCTTAATTGAACCGCTGAACCATTTTGGTATCTAACTAATGTAAAGAATGTTGAGTCTACGTCAGCTTCAGCTGTATCTAAAACAGCCAATGTTGGAATCATTTTAAGTCTATCAGCACCTGGCGCATTTTCATTAGTAGAACCGTTTGCATTATCATATAAGGTACCATCTTGTAATGAACTAATTAGAGATTCTGTAACTACGAAACCTACTGAAAGATCATCAGGTTGGTTTGTATATTTTGATACGACAAGAGTTTGATCGTTGGCAAACAAGAAGTGACCTTTTTGGAAGATAACACCTGCCGATGTTTGAATACCAAATGAAGTTCCTGTTGGATCTGACTGGAGAGTAACGTCAATAGTTTCAACACCAAGCTCGGTGCTATAAAGAGTTGAACCATTGTACTTATAACGATTGATTGTAATGCTTTCACCAGGCTGGAATACTTTATAGTTACTGGTTTCGTTTGTGTTTAAGTAGTTAATATAAAACGTGTTAAGATCTGGCGGCCTAGTTTCAAAGCCGCGTGTAGCTGTAATTACGGAAGCTTTAAGACTTGTAACACCACCTACTAATTCATAAACAACATCAATAGGTGTGTCAACGCCATTAATAACTTCGGTGCTTGGACCACTGATAAATGTTTCTACATCAAAACCTGTTTTATCAACTAGTTTAACGAATTGTAAACCATCCAAGTTTGTAAAGTTACAACCTTTAATAATACTACCTTCTTGATAGATATTATCTCCAAATTGTTCAACTTGGTTTTGAAGAATTGTTTGTAGCTGTGTAAGCTCTCTTGCTTGAACCGCATAAGCTGGTTTAAACAGGATCTTATAAAACTGTTTCTCGACATCAAAATCGTCGAAGTATGGGGCAATGTTTAAGTCTGTGTTAATAGGCATCTATTTGAGTTTCCTTAAAATTCTAAGACCAGCTTGTATTCTTCACGTGAGGTGGTTTGTCTATCAATTGGAAAGAAGTCTTCCATAAAGTATACTTCACCTGACCGTTGAGTGTATCTTGATTCAATTACATTATTAGCTACTGGACTATTTATCGAAATTTTTTGCCCGGTAGAATTAATTAAATTCAACGATGGGTCGAGTGATATATCATTATTTGCTTGGTTAATATGAGGTCCCATATAACTGCACAAATGAACTGTGTTTGATGAAGCTTGAATTGCGTGTACTCGAGCTCTAAACAACTCGTTACCATCTAAATCTTCTTGTGTTACAATACTATTGACTACTAATTTTCCATAATCATCTGTAATTATCTCAATTCTATTATCAAATACATCAGGCGAAGCTGTGTTTGCTGTTACAGGATCTGGTGTAAACGTTGGATTTTTAAGTACACCAACAGCTGATGTAGAATTGGAAGCACCGATTTGGTTATTATCAGTTTCTGTAATATATGCATAAAGCAATACATGTCTACAATAAAGTTCATCAATTAAGTTATAATTATGACCACCAATTGGCGAAAGAACTGGTCTTAATGTAGCTCTTACATCAATGGAGTTTGCATCGTCTGGATCAAAATCATAGTTAGGATCAACAATGGATGCACTAATATTATTATAGCCTTGGCCAGGAGTTAATATTTCAATGTTTGTAATATTTCCCTCTACAATTCTTGGAATTGCTGTGGCACCTGATCCGTCTCCGATAATGTTAACAGTCGGTAGAATTTTAAATGTTGAGTTAATAATAACTCCGTCTCCGCTTGGATTACCAATTACTTTAACTCTTGCTCTATCAGCAACAGCATCCCACGTATAAGTATCAATTACATATGTGTAAGTTACGTTTGTAGGTGTATTAACATAGAGCGTCATACCTGAATAATAGTTTCCAATTTCAGATAAGAAATTAGATCTAAGAAGCACAGTACTATCATTACCTGGAGGGCCAGCAACAATACCGCTTTCAACAAAAGGATAGCCTGCGTTATCAACAGGGTTGTTAACAAAAATATTACTAACTTCTGAACCTGTTATAACATTATTTGCATCCGAATCGAGTTGAGGATCAACTGCAAAGTCTCCCATTAAAGGAATATATCCTACAGCATTGTAGCCTTCAAATTCTGACTCAGTCAAATAATACATAAACTTCCAAACATATCCATCTGGCATTCTATAAATTTGATTTACAGTAACTGGGTTATAGTTTGGTGGGTTAGCTGATTGTGCACCATTATTATTTGATAAGCATTTATAAACTCGATAATCACCGGAATCGTTATTAGTAGGACCAACAACGGAATAGAATTTTTCGTTTTCTAAATCAACGGTATCATCGTATTGTTCGTATACTTGGTCTTTTTGCCAAGGATGATATTTAATCATATACTTTACGTCGGAATCAAAACATTGTTTACCGAATAAAATATTTTCTTTAAACTCAGTTTTGCTTTTAAAAGAGTTTACGGCATCAACTCTAGTAAGAGCATCTATTGAAATTGACGATACACAAAAGTAATAATCGTTGTTTGCGATATCATCGCGAAACATACGAACTGTATCGTTTTTTAATTTTGTTGCTAATACTTCAGCCATGGAACACCTTCAATTTTATAATATTTATATGCATTTAACCCCGTCTCCTGATTCTTGTGCGAGGATAAGTTAAACCATCAGCTGGTCTATTCGCAAAATTCTTTTTAGGAAATGAATTACCTGTCTCTACTCTTTGATTAATCCAACGCAGCATTCTATTTTCAGCACCCTGCAAGCTTAACATATCCATAGGATCGTCGTTTCCTGTATCTACCATTTCATCTATAATTGCATTTTCTTGGATCCAGGCTTTAATTTCAGTATTTGTGGCGTTTGGCCATTGCTCAACGAGAAGAGCTGCTACGCCAGCAACCTGAGGTCCTGCCATACTTGTTCCTTGGTATTTACCAAATTGATAGCTACTATTTCTAGGATCAGCAATACCGCCTGAGTGAAGTGAACTTTGAATTGCTTCACCTGCTGCAAAAATGTCTATTTGACTTCCAACGTTAGAAAACGGAGCTTTTTCTTCTCCTACATTATTTGATAGGGCTCCAACGTTAATAGTTGGCCCATAACCAGCACCTGAGCCAGTTCCTCGGTGAAGCCATGTAGTTATTGTAGTACCTGAATATGGAATTCTATACGTATTATTATAATCTTGGTCTGATGTATTTACTGTTTTCCAATAATCGTTACCAGCTGAAACTACGATAATAATACCATCATCAATTGCATCTTGCAAGTCAGCTTGACGTGATGTTGTATAGTATGGAATATCCATTTCTAAATTTGAATTTGGAGCATAACATCCACGAGCTTGTAATTCAGATTGAGTTAAACTACGACCTGGATTAAAATCAGTTCCACGGAAATTAATTCTATCTACATCTCCAAAAGAACCTGTTCCAATTTCAAGAGATGAGCCATAACTATTATTTGTTACCGTAGGATTACGTCTGCCTGTATCTGGGTTAATTGGTTTTGTATTATGCCATTGTCTCATATAATCCCACATAGTAGAACCAATGCTACCATTTGGATTTGAGCTATACGGACTAATGTTATAGATGTTAGCATCCCGTGCCCAGCCTTGAGTATTCCCTGCTACAGTTCCTGCACAGTGGCAGCCGTGGTTGTTATCACTTTCATCTGTAGCATTTGTATATGAACCTGAACGATCATATGTATAAGTGCCTGAGCCACCATGTGAGAACCAGTTTTCTTGAATAATTCTACTACCACCCGAGCCATCTGAATTTACTGCAAACTCTGGATGGGCTGGATCAATATGCCCGTCCACAATAATAACATCAACATTCTTACCCGATGCTGTGATAGCTAATGTGTCAATTATAAGTGAAGAACCGTCTGCACCCCAATTTGATCTATTCAATGCTTCACTATGTCTAAGCAAACCCCAGTTAATATCTGAAGCATCGGTAAACCAGTTTTTATCAAACTCACCATTTGTAATTTTATAAGATGGTTTAATACTTAGTTCAACTAATTCTCTTAAATCAACACCCCAAACTCTATCATCAGATTTAATTAATTCAACTTCATCATCGGTAAGCATATAGTGAGTATTGCGACTAATTGGTCTTTTATTAGATACTTCAACTGCTCGATCTGGAATGAACAAGTTACCGCCCGGCGTTTCCATATCTTCATAGAAACCTTCAAGGTCTTCGCGTTTATGAAGAGTAACAATCCACTCTCTGAGCATTTATTAAGCCTCCAATTGAAGTACGGTAAGGGTGACTTGTACTGTACCTGTTGAGCCTGACCTATTTTCTACTCTTAGCGGGATAGTAGTATTTGGTGTAGACTCTAGGCTATAACCAATTGTACCAGGCGAAACAATTACTGTTTCAGCACCAGTTGTAATAACTTCAGCAATCACACCTGCATCTGGTAAAGGATCAGCAGTATCTAATCTGCTCGCATCAGCGGTTCTTGTAGCACCATTAACATATATTCTTACCCAAGCAGCTTTATTAGTTTCAATGGCCATTAATGCATAACCTTTAAAACCTGTAATGCTTAAGTCAGCTGCAGCATTATTTGCTAATGTACCTGTAGTTGCTGTTACGTCAGTTCTTGATTGTAGACTTGAACCACCACCGGCACCTGCTGCAGCTTCAATTTCAATATCACCAATCATTGCCGCATGCGCAGTACAAACATACTTATAAGTACCACTAATTGATCCTGGAACTTTCCAATACAATGTACCAGAGGTTTTACCTTGAGCATTTGCTGCAGTAGTTTTAGTACCATCCGGTGCAATATGTACTAAACCTGTACTATAAGCTGAGCCACCTGCTGTTTCAATTTGGAATGGATGAGAACTCGTTACACTTGTTAAGTCAAACGCAATTGTTTCACCAGCTCTTACGTGGATTGTTGGATTATCAGATGTTCCATAAATGTCTGAACGATATGCTGAAGAACCATTTGGTGTCATTACATGAGTTGTTTTAGCTTGAACACCGATGTCATGTACATCTAAGTCAGCAGAATCTACTTCAGTTAATTCTGCAAATGTTGACGTATTTGAACCACCGCCACCCGAGCCAATTTCATCAAAGTTTGCTAGGCGAACCCATGCACCACTATGCGCGTAATATGCTTTACCAGTATCATGTACGTGTGCGAACATACCATGATAACTACTTGCACTTGGAAGGTCTCCAATTACTGAATATACGTTATTGAATAATACCTTATTGCCACCCATATCAAGGTCAGCGCCGGTAACTAAATTAATAATAGCGTTATTTGATAGACCACCGCCACCTGACGCTTGCTCTACCCATTCGTAATCTGTACCAGACCATGCTAATACTTCGTTGTTTCCTGCTGCACTTATGTTAAGATGAGCGTCTACGTTTGCGTTTGTATATACTGCACCACCACCACTACCAGTGTTTGCGAATGAAAAGTTTCCTGATCCATCGGTTGAAAGAAATTGGCCCGCATTGCCGTCTGTAATACCGAGATCTGTAAGGTCAGATGGAATATCTGGCTTGTCTGTTAAATCCTCGTAACTTCCACCAAATGCTGCGTCGTCTGCATCGTACAATTCGGTAAAGTTTAAATTAACTTTTTGCATGGCGGTTCTAAGTGGATCACCAGTACCGTCGTTAGCTGCGGCTCCAACATTAATTACCTGTTTTGCCATGTTATTAAGCTCCTGTGTTTATATACTATTTATTACGAATTGTCAACAGTAAAGTTAGTAGAATCTGAAGTCCATACCGCGTTATCTGCTCTCACTGTTTGATCGCCAATTGCTTGGCCCGGTCCAACGATTGGATCGCCACCGATAATATAATCGTCTTTTCTGACTTGTCTAAACAAGTGAGATATTGTTGGTCCAGTCTTTTTCTGATAAGAAAATCTACTGAACATTTTTGTTCCTGCTAAGTGCGTAGTATCCTTAAGCGCTTCTTCATATCTTTTGCTATCAATAGTTGATTTAATAACATAAGAAAACTCTTGGTAATAATCGCTATCTTGTACTCGAGTATCTGGATCATAATAAACATCTTCGCCATCGGCTGCAAGTGTTTTAGTATATCCATTGACATGAGATGTTAAGCTACTCCAGAAACCTGCTGAAATACCTTGAGAGTCTGCATTCATAGTAGCTTTTGCTTGACGCTCACCGTCATCATTAATTAGATAAACAGTTTCACCATCAATATAGCCAAAGCCAGAGTTTCTTATTTCAGCTTCAGAAATTCTACCAGTAGAGAATAATGTTTCGTTACCCATAATAGCGTTTTCACCAAACCGTCTTGAGGTGTAATCTCTTTCTACTGCAAGTAGATCATATGCGTTTCCTTTGTGATTAAAGAAATCATTTGTGCCTGTTTTAAAACCATAATAGCTATAAGGTCTCACGTACAATGCGCCAAGGTCAACATCAACTTTAGTAATTAAACCTGTTGTTCCAGTAAGTGGCTGGTTAATTGTATCGCCAATTGTAAAGCTAGCACTGAAATTATCAACTAATAAAATCTGTTCAAATCTTTCAAACGCTATCATTTGTTCATCTCTAACTAGAGAAAAGACATCGTTAATATAATTAGATCCAGGGTTAACATTTTCAAAGGCAACAATAGTACCAATATCAAATGGTGTTAAGTCGAAGGCTTCATCCATTGGTGTGGCAAGAGTAACTGGGCTTGCAGTACCTGTCATTGGAATCACCGCAGGTGGTACCGTATTAAAATCTGAAGAGTTTAATGGAACACTTAGGAAGTTTGAAATTACATCGGTAATAAGAGAAACGTTTTCGATATTAGTAAGTTCTTCAACCTTAACATGAGTTGGATCACCGGTATTAGCATATAATGGACCTGGTGAAGAATCGTTTTTACCAGCAACTGTAAAGATGTCACCTGTTTTTGTTACTGGGTCGTATGCAGTATATGTTACACCTCGAGCAGCAGACGTAATATCTCTGCTA